CTTCTCCGCCCAGACGGCGGCAATCGCCAGCTCGATCCACTGGAACGTGTCGATTAGCGTCGAGTCGCCTTCGGCCGCCTTCTCCGCTGCAAAGGTCAGATAGTCGTCGAGCGCGATCCGAACAGGGTCGCCGGGCTTGTAGATCCGCTGACCGTTCAGGACCCCGTAATATCGCCCGTACATCACCACGTTGTAGACCGCCGGAGACGCATCATCGTCGGCCAGCGGTTGCTGGATCTCCATCCGCGTCAGGTGCAGATGGTCGTAGGTTACGGCCGGCTGTTCGCCCGCGCCCGAGACTAAGATAGCCACAGGTCAGGTCCTCTTAATGCGTCGCTGCGGTGCGGGCTTCGGGGCGCTCGCCGGGCGCGTCGTCTCCGGTGTTGGCTTGTCGCTCGGGGCCGGCGTTTCCGGGGTCTCAGTCGCTCCCCTGGCCCCGGTGTAGATCGCGACCTTCATTGACTCGACGAAAGCCGTCGCCAGGGACGCGGGCACATCGTAGACGTGACCCTTCTCATAGCGCCTGACGTGGACACCGTCCGGGGACCCGTTCCTGTCGTCGAGCATTTTGATCGTTTGAATGTCAACCATACTTTGTCCCCGCCCCTATCGGTCGACCAATAGGGGCGGGCCTCGGGTCAGATTACAGACAGACGTCCTTAGGACGGGCTAACGTGACGGAGCGGTCCCGCGCAAGAGACGCAACCGAAAACGACGTTATTAGCTCCGACGGTGGCAACCACGCGCGAATAGCGCGCCCGTGGGTTCGGGACATTGAGCTGAGCCGTACCCGTGGCCGAAACCTGAGTAATCGCGGAGTCGTTACCGCTCGCCCCGTCGTCGTCAGTCCAGTCGGTCCCGTTGTCGGAATACTGGATTTTTGCATCCAGGGTTCCAGCGCCGCCGACGTCGCCGACCGAGAAAAAGAACGCGACCGCGCCACCGATGGCGTGATCGACGCCCGCACCGTTCACGGCGCCCGCAGCATGGGACGCGGCCGGGATTTCCTCGCCGAACGCATAGTGAGATCCAGGATCGTTTCGCATTGGATGTTCCTCGAATTAAGAGTCTTAAGTCATCAAGGCGCGCTTAGACCGCGACCTTAATCGGCCGGATGGCCTCGGCGAGAACGACCTGGCCCCCGAGACGGCGCTTGATGAGGAATCCCGTTTGGTCGAATTCGGCGTATTTCTCGACCAGTCGCTGAACGCTCAGACCGACCCGATCGCGAATCGCGTAGCCCCGGCGGAGGTCGCCGAAAACGATCGGATACGAGTTTGCGGCGACGTCGGGCATTCCCTCGGGGATCGCGACCGGACGACCAAGCAGGGTCGCCGGCATGCCCGCTTGGACAGGCGGTTGCCACAGGTATTGGCCATTGTCGTCCTTACGCTTGCGCACGTCCGCCTCGGTCTTGCTGTTCATCAGCCAGACACCGTTGCGCCGATACGTGCTCTTGACCGAAGCCATCAGGTCGATCAAGGCATCGATGCCGTTGTTCGAGGCGTCATAGAGCGCATCTGCGACCCCGGTATTGACAGCGTTCGCGATCACATCGGGGTGTGCGAGGACGCCCTGAGGCGAATTCACACCCGAGGCGGACACAAAGGCGTCGTCCTCAGACTCAGCCAGCGCCGGCGCGAAAGCGCCCTGGATCTCGGCCAGGATGTCGGCGGCCTCGTCGTCGAGCGTGTTGTTCGAGATCAGGATCAGCGCCTTCTGGTCGAAGATCTCGATCCGCTCGCCGCCGGCCGCCAGATCTTGAAGATCGATCGCGATGTTCCGCGTACCCCAGGCAACGGCAGGCTTTGCCAGCGCTGGCAGGGTCACGGTATCGCGTCCGGTCGGGCGCGCAACCGCGTGAGCCCGAATCGCGGCCTCGTTGTACGCCTGCATCAGAATTTGCGTCTCGAAGTCGGTCGGCACCATGAACCCGCCATCCTTGTCGGACGCGGACGACAGCGCGCGAAGCTCGTCGGCCTCGAACATCGCGCGGCCGGTCTCGCCCATCCCATAGCGGACGAACTTCAGGAACGCGCGAGACTCCATCGAGGGCTCGCCGTTGGCGCCGGCGCCCGCCATGCCGCCGCTCGGGCGCTTCGAGGCCGCAACCATCTCATCATATTTCGCGCGGACCTCGGTCAAGGCCGCGTTGATCTTCTCGATCTTTTCATCGAGGTCGGGGCTGGCAATCCCGCGCTTTTCGATCTCGCCGATACGTTGATCGACGCTTTCCTTCAGCGCTTCGTGAGTCTTGCGCAGCTCGTCAAACAGCTCTTTCATTTCAGGCATTTCGGGATGCTCCCTTGGTGAGACTCGCGCGGTAATCGCGCAAATAAGCCACGGCTTGCGCACAGGTTTCCCCTTCAGGACTCGACGCCCTGTGCTCTAGACCGTCTTGCGCCCCGCGCCCGTCGCCGGACGTCTGGAGCAAAGCGGACAGGCGGCGACGCTCCGCCGGCGTCATGTCCCGCACCCTCGCGAACATGGATTCCACGGACTCGGCTCGAGCGCGACGGTGCGCCGCCCGGACTTCCTCTGAGAAGCCGCCGAGCTTGGCGTGATCCTGGATCGGGACGCCTCGACGAAGCTGGCGGACTTCATCGAGCGTGAGCGGGGTCGTCGTGGCGAGCTGATCCGGGGTTACGCCCTCGAGGACCGGAGCGAATGCTTTGGCAAGGGGCGAATCGTGGACCGGACTCGACCGCGCTTCGCTGGTCCAAAAGCGGGCCATGTACGCGCTCGCCCACTCCATATAGGCCGCGTGGAATTCGGCAAGCGCCGCGTCCAGCTTGGCGAGGTGATCCTCGTTACCGCTGGACGTGCTCCACCAGATGTCATCTAGTGTCTCATCGAGTGCGCGGAGCAAGCGATAACCGCGCGCTCGAAGATCCTGATCGTTGAAGGTCTCGGAGAACGACTCCGCGCGGGATTCCTCGCGGGATTCCACGCCTGGCCGATGGGCCTCGCTGTCTTCGTCGCCATCTTCCTCCGGAAATTCCACATCTTCGCCGGCCTCGGCCATGATGCGCGCGGCTCGGACCCCCGTGATGAGCGCGGAATCGTTGGCGGGAAAATCAACGGGGCCATACTCGAACAGATCAACCGCCTGGATGACTCTGACGCCATCGCGAACGGTCTCGCGAAGGACGCGAAAGCCGAAACTGAGACCCGTCAGGGTTCCGTCCTTCACAAACTCCAGGACTTCCTTGGCGCGTTGCACGCCTTGGGTCAGTCGTCCGCGAACGAAAACCCCGTGGTCATCCTCGCGGACCTCGAGGGATCGGCCGACGAGCTCGCGATGGTTGTAGTAGAGCTTGACCTGATCGCCTCGCTGGCGAATCGTCTCCTCGAAGGCGCCGCGCTCGAACGTCGAGCGGTAATCATCAACCGTGTTCCAAACGGCAATGTAACCCTCAATGACCCCCTCTTCCGAGCCCGCGCGAAGCTCCGCGGTCGTGCGGGTCTCGAGCTGAGGCTGTTTGGTTTTGCTCTTGGCTGTCGTCATGTCCGCACTCAGGTTGCCAAAGATGCTTGGAACCCTAGCCCGGACGCGGATTCGCCGCTTGTAGCGTTTAGAAGGGTTTAGGGGGTGCGCCTCAAGAACAGAGGAGAGGGCGCGTCGCGAGCGCGAGATGGATCAGAAGGAACGTCCCGGCCCCGACCACCAGGGCCAAGACGATGACCACCAAGCAAGCGAGCAATAGGTTTTCCCGAGGACGCCCGCCAGGTCTCCGCGTGGGGGTGTGTGGTGTCACGCCTCGGCCTCCCAGACAGGTCGCCGCTCGAACAGGTCGCGCGCCTGATCGCGAAGCTCACAGATGACCTCGCGAATGGGATCGAGGACCCTCGCGTCGCCCTCGAAGGTCTCCCAGTCCTCCGGATCCCGGGCGCCCATGAAGGCGGTCAAGGCCCTCCCGCCGGTGTAGCGCTGTTGTTCGTGGCGCTCGATCCCCTCGACCCCTTCCAAGGCCCCGTCGACGGTCTCGACCGCGAGCTCTAGGCGCGCGATAACGTGGGTCATGAAAATGGAAAGCTGTTCGTTCGTCATCGCCCGACTCCTAGTCGTGGTGAAACAGCATGGCGCACCGGCAGTTGACCCGATCGGCGGGGCCGAGCAAGGGATCGAGCGGATACCGGGGCCTCCCGTGGCCCTGATCCGAGAAATACCCGTCGATGGAAACCCGCTCGCGGTCGCGCGCCTCGTGAATCGGGCGGACCTCAAAACCGGCCGTCGTCCACTCTTTTGCCGTCGCGCCCGCGCTTTCCGCGCCCTTGAGCTGGCCGAGCGAGGCCGCCGTCCCCGCCAGCGTGCGCGCGAGCCGAAGCGACCGCTCCGGCCCGAAAGCGCCGACGTCCTCGATTGCCTGCTTCAGCTCTTGAACCGTCTTGCCCTGGTCGAGCGCGTCGCGGATCTGTTCCACGACGAGCGCGACCGTGGTGTCCTGAATCATCGACAGGTCGCGGAGCATCCAGGACTCTTGCTCCAAATACGCCTCCAGGGCTTCGGCGAACCCGTCGGCCGCGCGAACCGACCGGCCCTCGGAACCGACGGCAACCTGGTCGGCCGCGTCGAGCGCAACGACAAGGGCTTGCTCGCGCATGCGCTTCAGCCACTCGTCCTCGTCGACGGCGAGCGCAGAGCGGGCGCTGGCTTCGTCCACGGCCCCACTGTCCAGGGCCGAGAACAGCGCCGCCTGTTGCGCGCTGAGTAGCGCGCCAAACACCTCCGACACCGGACCCTCGGCGAGCTTGTCGCGCGCCCTGTGCTCGCGCTCGAGGTCGCGCCCCTGGCGAAGCTCGAGCGCGGGCGCGGTTCGACTCTCGGAGATCCCGGAGGGCGCGCTCCCGCGCTTTTGCTCGGCTGGATTCGCGCCTTGCGTCCGTCCGGTGAAGGGGAGATCCCAGCCGGAAAACTCAGGGAGACCGAGGGCTAGATGGTCGTTCAGGACCGAGAGGGGGACGCCCATGTCCCAGTATTGGCGCGCTGTGTCGGCCTTCTCGCGCGACGTTTTGCGAAGCGCCGCGATCTTGCTGAGGTCATACCCGACCTGCGTCCCCGTCGGGAGGACAGGGGCGAAAGACTGGTTGAACGTGTTTGCGAGGTCGTCGAGTAACGAGATGACCGTGGCCTCCCAGAAGATCCGCAGCGACTCGACGAAATTATTGTAGGTCGATGCTTCCTGAGACCCGACAAGCTGGGGAGGGACCCCGAAAATCGCCATGATCTCTTCCCGGTTCCACTTCCGGGACTCTAGGAAATCCATTTCGGCGGGCGTGACGCTCAGGCGTTGATACTTCGCATTCGACCCGAGGACCAGGGGTCGCCGCGCCCGAGACCGGCCGAAAAATCGTTCCTTGATTCGCTCCATGATGTTCTTGGCTTGCTCTTCGGTCAGGGTCTCGCTGAAGCTGAAGACCCCATCGAAAACGCCTCGGTTATCCATTCCCGCCTTGTTCCAGTCGGCTTGGGCGTTGTCGGTATCGACCGCTTTCGCCGCGGCTTGAAGCGGCGAAATTCCGTTCACAGGGTTCGACGGATCGAGGAGCTTAAAGTGGATGACGTTTTCGGTCGTGTAGTCCACGCTGATGTGGTTCTCGCGCTCGCCCTTCTCATT